GTGCCAGTATTGAGCAAGCCTTGTTCTAAGTCTGCCTGTTGCTTGACCGCGGCGGCAAATTCGCGGTTTAGCTCGCGTTGGGCGTCAAGATCACGCAACGCGCCATCTACCGCGGCATCGGATGCCTTGATGCGCTCCCTGGCCGTGGTTTCAATCGCGGATTGCTCGTTTTCCAGTAGTTTGATTTGCGCCTGAGTCGCGGCTTGCGCCTCACGGCTACCCATGGCCGCATCGGCCTGAGCATCGGTGTAACCGTGCCACTTGGCGGCGCCGGCTTCCAGCCGCGCGATCAGGTCATCAGGGACAACCAAATCGGGCAAGGTCTGCAAAGTACTGGCGGCATCTGACATCATGTCGCGCATATCGCCCGCCAGCCTAGCAATGACCCCGGCGATAGCGATCTCGATGGCATACCAAACTTCGAGCGTGCTGGCCTTAAGGTTTTGCCACAGGATCTGGGCCTGGGTAACCAGGGTCTGCACCGCGGCCACTACCATGACGGCGGTTTTGTCGGCTTCTCCAATGATGAGCACGGTTGCCACTTTGAAGCCATAGGGTAGCTTTTGGAACGCATCCACGGCGTCGCTGGCGAAAGTAGCAATACTACTTAGCAGGTCACTGAGCCAGTCACCACCCATGTCATCGATGGCGTCTGCGACATCCTCAATCGCAATTGCCCAATCGAGCCAATCCTGTTGCATCTCGCCAGAGCCGACATATTCATCCACCGCTCCCAGCCAGGTGGTGATTTCTTTCAACATGCTGACGATAAACTCGGTACCGCCGGCATCGCCCAGCGTCACCATAAGCTGACTCCAGGCATCACCCAGGTTGGAAATGGCCCCTTCCAGGGTTTCCGCTTGCCGAGCCATGGCGCCGGCGAATTGCACCTCGCCGATCTTTTTCAGATAGGACTCGATCTCCTGGGCGTTGTTACCGATCGACGTGGTCACCCCCTGGAAAGTGAGGCGGACGGTTTCCCCCTCCTTACTGGCCTTGATGCCGAATTCCTTGAGCCGTTCAAACTCGCCGGTGGTGGCATCGGCGACGGCCTCGGCCATATCCATCAGTGATTTGCCCATGGCGGAGGCCGTATTGCCATAACTGCGCATGGTCTCAATGGACGCATCCAGACCTAGGGCCTTGAGCCGGATAAAGGCTTGGGTGCTTTGTTCCAGGCTGAACGGGGTCTGTGCCGCGAATCCTTGCAGTTCGCGCCAGGCGGCGGAGGCAGCGGCAACCGATCCGGTAACCGTGGTCAGTGAAGCGCGTAACAAACCGGCGGCGCGGTTGGCCTCGATAAAGGAAGACGCCAGGGAGATGCCACCAAAGGCGGCGGCGATCTGGCTGGCAAAACCGATGAATGCGCCGCGCAAGGCGGCCATCTGGCGTTCTGATGCTTGCGACTCCTGGCGCAATCGCCCCATTTGCGCCTGCACCTGACCCAGACCGCGTACCGCCTGATTGCCATCCGCGGTGATGCGGATGCGGAGATCATTCAGAGTGGCCATGCGCGGGTCTCCGGGTCAATGCAGGATAAAGGGTTACTACCGATCAATGTTGTTTATGATCATCAGTGTTTTTTCCCTCCATTCGATATGGTTCATAAAGTAATCAAGCAGAGAACGCATTACGGCAAACCCGATATCTTCCTTTATCGGAATTGCATTAATGGTGATGTCAGCATCGCTGATGCAGATAACATCATCCACATACATACTGATATCAACCTTGGGTATTTCACCGGCTTGCGCACTCAAAGATACTCCAGCAACCATATTTAACTCATGGTCATCTAAAGTAACCTTGCCTTCGTTAATACCGCCAATACTAATTTTAATTTTGTGCATGTTTCTTACCTTTTTTGGCCATGGCACCAAGGAGCGACTTGATCGCCTGGCCGGCGGCCTCGGAGCGCTGCACGTCTGGATCAATCATCTCAGGCCCAACCCAATAGGCCGGGCAGGACGGCTTTTCCGCGGCATGCCAGGCGCTGGCATAGGCGGTGCTGAGCTGACGCAGGACGCCCATCTCCCAGGGGGTAATGTGCGCCTGGGTGCAGTCACGCCAGGCTTGCAGTTCCGGCCAGGACAGGCCACGGGCGCCCATGCCGTCACTGGCCATGGGGCCGACCTCGAACAGCCAGGCCAGCAGCCATTCCCCCCCGCTGACGGGCGGCATGGCGATACTGGCCAGGTCAAGCTCAAGCTCCTCCGCGCGGCTGCGCCGGGGCGGTGGCGGCGCACGGCTACCACTCTTACCCGGCGTGCCATCGGGTGGTTCCTGCGGCGCACAAAGCCAGGCGTGATGGCGCGCCCATAGCATCAGCTCCGCGAGGATTCCCCCAGGAAGTTGGACGCCTCATACAGATGAGCCTCCACCTGGCTTTTGATCCACCCCAGGGTGCGGTCTGAGTAGAGATCGCGCGCGGCGTCAGCGGAGAAGGGCATCAGTCCGTCTTCGCCTTGGATCTGCCAGGCTTTGGTACAGGCCACCAGTAAGTCGATACCGCGTTCGTCGACCTGTTCAGCGGTCAGTTTGCGATTGGGTTTGCGCAGGACTTCATTTTGCCACTTGCGGGTAACGGCTTTGTATTCGTCGGAATGCTCCCCGACCAAGGTAATGGTCATGGGCGTTTTGTCATCGTTGTACAACGCGGCATCGGTGCCAGGGTGGCGCAGGTGCAGGGTGGACAGATGACCGAGGGTGATGCTTTTGATGTTCATGCGAGTGCTCTTATGGTGCGGGTGGAAAAGCCCCCGGGCCCGGGGGTGCGGGAGTATCCGCTAAGTTTTAGGTACCGTCAGCCTTGTCGCCTTCGATCAGCGCGCCGGTGATGGCAATGGTGCAGGACACCTTCACCAGTTCATCGCCACTGCCGACGGTAACGCGGGCCGACTTGACCAGGCCCAGGAAGACGTAACGCTGGGCGAGGGCGCCGGTTCCGGTGCCGGCTTCGGCCAGTTCGACCTTGAACGCGGCCTCTACCGGATTGCCCTGGCGGCCAATGAGCGCGGCCAGGCCGGTATCCGTGGTGGTTTTGGCGATGCTGAGCTGCACCTCGCCATTGTCGGTCGTGCCACGGTATTTGCAGGCGACGCCGGTACCCAGTGGCATGAAGGTGCCAATGGTGCCCTCCGGGCCGAATTCGCCGATGGACTCCACCATGCCCACCTCGACCCAGACCAGGGCGTCGAAGGCATCAAGGTCGTCTTCTTCGACCCCGGTAATGGTGGGCGCGGTGGCGCACAGATAGAATTTGGTGCCAGTGCTGCTGATCAGGTCTGCAACGGTGCCGACGACGTCAGTCATGGAAATGTCTCCGGGAAAGGATGGAAATTAGGGCGATGGGGACAACGGCTTAAGCTTCGGTCAGCGCGCCCGTCAGGGCGATGGCGGCGTTGATCTTGACGACTTCATCGCCGGTGCCGACGTTGACCCGGCACGAGCGGCAGAGGCCGTTAAAGGTGTATTCGGTGCCATCGCTGAGCACGATCTTATAAGCGAGGGCATCGTCGGACTTCTGCGCGGCGATGAGTTCCTGTAGGCCGGTGTCGGTGGTCGTCTTGGCGATGGTCAAGGACAGCTCTCCATTATCCGTGGTGCCCATAAACTTGCCGGCGACGCCGGTGCCGATGGGGGTGAAGCTGCCAATATTGGCATCGGGGCCGAATTCGCCGAAGGATTCCACCATACCGATCTCGGTATAAGAGGGGGACCCGCCCAGATTGGCGGAGCCGATGGAAATGGTCGTGCCTTTGGCGGTGATCAGGTCAGTACAGACCGCAAGTGTCATGGGAGTATCCTCGGGCGGATGGGTGGTGGGTTGAGGTTTAGGCGGACGGGTAGTCGCACAATTGCAGATCAAACAGGTCGCGCCATTGCAGGCTACTGGCGGTTACGGCCACCATTTCGCCACCGGACCAGCGGATGAAGTTGGACGCGGCGCGGGCGTAAAAGTATTCGGACCAGGCATCATCGACCTGCTGCCAACTGGTGAGCAGGCTGTGATGAATCTCGGCGCGGGCGTTGCGTAGAGACTCGTCGCTGGCGGCGGTAATGCGCACTTCATAGCGGCGGCGATATTGGCGACCGGCCCCGGATAGCGGGACAAATCCCGGGGTATCTGTCAGTAAGTAGACGGTGGCGGCGGGTAATTGATCGGCCTCACGCTCCACCGTTTCCAGGTGGGTGGGTTCCTCCACGCTGGCCAGGGTGGGGCATTGCGCCTGCAGGCGGGCAATGATGTCTTCCGCGCTGATCATGGCGCCGTCTCCAGGTGGATCTCGCTGACGCCAAAGCCATCGTCGAGCGCGTTGGACACGCAACGATAGGCTCGACTGGCGAGGGTGACGCTATCACCCCGGCGCAGGGTGCCGATGGCACTGGTCAGGCCCTGCACGCGATAGGCGCGACGTTGGACCTGGGTATAGCCTTCGCTATCGAGGGATGGATCGCTGAAGAACTGCACGTTGGCGCTGGCGGAGGTTTCGCCATCAACCCAGGTCATGCTGACGACGCCCGGCATGGCGGCGTCGAAGCAGGCGGCGAAGGCATCCACAAAACCGGCCATCAGCGGATCTCCTCACGATTGAGGTACAGCCGGCGCTCGTCGTCACGGCGCTTGACCAGGCCACCTAAGGTGATTTTGCGCCCATAGT